ATCTCCTGCGGCTCTAGGCGCGTTGCCAAGAAGTCGCGATTGATGAAGCTGCTGCCGACCTGCGACTGCTGCATGTACTGCGCGTGGAACGTCAGGCAGTTGTCGATCAGATCCTGCATCTGCTGCGCAATCACCATCATGGTGCTGTCGCCTTGGCTGCGATCGATCCGCTTGGCTTCTGCTGTTTCTGCGCTGAGCTTTTGCCCGAGCACTGCAGCCAGACCTAGTTCGTTGATCTGCTGTGCGATCTGATCAAGTCGCTGGAACTGTGCGCTGTAACTGTTGCCTGATGGCTCGATGTAGGAAGCCGATGCCGATTCCGGGAGGGCTAAAGCTTCCCCTGGGCCTGCGCTGATCTCTTCCGCCGACTGCGGAAAACCGAAAATCGCCAGCATCGGAACTGCACTGATGTGCAGCTGGTTGTCCAGATCAGACTGCACCTGATACGCCTTAAGGTTCAGCTCTGCGATGTCAGCCAGTGGTGGCCGCGACTCAAGAACACCGACGCGGTTTGAGTAAGCCACCGCAAACGGGATCTCGCTCAGGCTGGTTCTGCCTTCATCTACTAAACGGAACTCGCCTTTGTCATCCTTCTGATGGATCTCGAATGCGCCAGGCGTAAGCACCCTCACTTGCTCAACCTGCTTCTCGCCGTAGAGGCCATCAGGGACGGTGATTTTTTCCATCAGCCTGACCATCGTCAGCTGCTGTGATCCGTTGGCTATTTCAGAGCGCCAACCAAGAATGTCTCGCGGTGTGTATTGCGTCCAATATGGTCGGCCATTTTCACCGGCTTTTGGTGCATCAACCAAGACGCCAACGTGTCCATAACGTATGCACTTGCGGGCAGTTTCGTAGGTCCAGACGTTGAGATCATTGCCCTGCAAATCGACGTCAAACAGTTGCTCAGTTACAACGTCGCTGACATCTTCCAAGCGCACAGGCTTGCGGGTCAACATGCCCGCCAACATGCGCTCCAACCTGACGTAATACGGCGCAAGCGTTGAACGCATCAACCTGTTGTCATAAGCCTCATCTAGTTCTCTCGGTTCTTGCGGCAAATATTTTCTGTGCCCTTTTCTGATGCCGTAAGTGCCCTGCAGCAGAGCTTCAATCAGAAGCCAGTGCGGCTCCATGTTGATGTAAGCCGTGTTCGGGCTTTCGACAGTGGTGACGTTGCCAGCACGTTGCCTACCTGAAAAACCTGAATACACGACCCAATCCCGCCCAATGGTCTGATGTTAATCGACAGATCTATAGACACAAGAAAAGGGGCCAGCAACTGCCCCCTCTCAAGGTCTAATGGGCACCCCCCACGACCCCCTCAATATAGGCGGATGCCTGTTCCTCGACCAGCTCGTGCATTCAGTGGGTTATACAACGCCCAAACCGCATACCCAAGCGCGTCATTTAAGTGGTCATAACCGGCCTCTTTGTCAGGCTCTTCTGGATTGCGTTCTGAATAACTCTGAAGTTCCAAACACTCAATCATCCGTTCGCACTTGGCGAGGACCTGCAATCGGATTTCGCCTTTGCCGTTCTCCAGCAAAGCTTGAACAGCAGCCACCCGATCACGGATGAGAGGGTTGGAACGCCCGGCAATAACTGAGAGCCCGGCCATGGAGAGCAGTTCGCAATCAGTCTTCGAGGCGTTCGTGCTTCGATTCTGGCCTGATGCGTCTGGGTAGACATAAACAGGGGCAGAAACGTGGGCAGATCTTCGCTTGATCTCTGCAGCCAGGGCATCTGTGTCATGAGCCTTCACCTCGTCGGTGATCAGGAATTGCTGGCCCAGACGCACACCGCAGACGGCGTTGCAGTTACCAATGTTGAAATCGATGCCCCAATGACGCGGTTCGTTGTCGAGGTTGACCGGGGCCGCCTGTATGACGTGCTTCGCTCGGTCGAATCTGTCGTAAACCTGCGTACTGTTTAAGAGCGTGAAGTCGCCGTTCAAATAAGCGGCGAGACTGGCGGAGTCGTAGTTCTCCTGCAGCCTTTCGATGAAGTCTGGGGGTAAGTGAGGATTGTCACTTGTCCTCATTTTAATGAGCCGGCGATCTGACCGCTCTTTCATCTCGGGCTTTCCAAACTGCTGAAACAACCAGCGGTAACCCTCAGGCGTACTGGCCACAGCAAACTGCCGCTTGTTACCAACGCGAAGACGGCCCAGGATTTTCTCAAATGCGTTCTGTGCATCGACGAGCCGGAGAATGTCTATCTCGTCAAACAGTGCCCAAGCTGCGTTCACGCCAACGGCTGAGAAGGTGCCGTTCTTGATTGAGCGGCAAAGGATGGTCGTGGGCTTTTCCAGGTGCAGCACATACTCAGGCAGCGGGCTTGTCCTGTAGGTGTAAGGGATCCCGTACCGCTCTAAGAAACGGTCGAAACTAGCCTTCCATATATCCCTGATCATCGGATAGGTCGGCTCCATCACGATGCCGGTGTGTCCTTGGTTCTGCACGGCAAGGACCACGGACTTTGCGTTCAGGCTGTGAGTTTTGCCCGCGCCATACCCGGCAGTCAGGCCCAAGATCTGCGTGTCGCTGTCTTCGACAAACGCCAGCTGTCCAGGGTGCAGATCAGCCTTGATGCGTCGGATGATGTCGTCAGCGTCTTGTGCTGACGGCGGCGTTGCGAATTGGGTGAGCTTTCCAGGCTCGCAGATGTCGTCAACCAGACTCATGACATCTCAAACCGCAAGAGCCTCGCCTGCATCTCGATGGCTTTCAACGCGGTGCTGTATTGCCTGCCATTCGTGGCTTTGCGCTGAATGTCCTTGAGAGCGCAGAGCGATTCGTGCAGCCACTCTGGACGCTCCAGCTCAGCATCGAGGCGTTGATGATCGCGGGCTCTCTTGATGTATTCCTCAACCTGCCTTTCGCTGATCTCCCAGGTCTCCGAACCGTATTGAAGAATCTGAGTTCTGCTGTTGCCCTCCAATAAGAGCTTATAAACGGTATTTATGCGCCCGTCTATTTCTACGTTTGTCGCCTTACTTGCCATGGGCCAAGCTTACACGCGCAAAAAGAATCATGGAAGATCTGAGAACTTGTTGCGCGGGTTTACGGGCCACCGGTTACTTCCGCAGCTGCTCGCAAGCGGCCTGGACGCCTAGGCGACAGTCGCGCTCAGTCATCTGATCGAGGGTGCTGGTCATAGAAACCCAAAAGGCACCACCTAGCAAAGCCAGCAGGCTGCAGGTAAAAAGCGGTGCCATCCAGCAAGGGAAGGATTGTGATCGGTAGAGCTTGTTCATTGGTTTGGGGGTGCTGAACACAAATAATGTAGCACAAAAAGGTAGGGGTGCAACTAGAGGATCTCGATGGTGTAGTCCAGCCCGTACCGCCGCGCCTCTGCAATCGCCTGCTCCAGATCCTCACGGTCCAGGCAATCAGTGTCACCGTCGTCGGTGAGCAGGCGGAACTGAATCAGCTCTGCCTGCTCTCGCTCTTGGGCTGCGGCGAGGTCCTCTAGGTACTCCCGCCGCTCATGTTCCATCAGGCTGTAGTTGTGGAAGTCCATCTCAGAACTGGGCAGCAAGGCCGGTGGCCAGGTGCTTAAAGAAGTGGTGAAAGTCGCCGTTGGCGAAGTCCAGCTGTTGCAGGATGCGGACCACGCCCTGACGCTCTTGGCCTTGGGTGCTGAGGATGCGATCAATCACGACATCGGTGGTGATGATGTGGCTGTCGCCTGTAGTAGGGCTGACCACCTCATAGGTGCGGATGTCGAAGTCTTTCTCGGTGAAGAAGGTTTGGAGGTTCATGGGGGGTGCCCGTTTCAATGATCAAATTGTAGCACAAACTAGGGGGAGTGCAACGCGGGCACAAAAAAGGGGCCATCAGGCCCCAGGGTTCAATCTTTGGTGATTCGTTCCAGCATGATCAGCAGTACAGGCCAGCCAGCTTCATTTGAGTGTTAGCGGCTTCCAGCTCTTTGACCATCTCAGCAGCTTCGGGAGTGTTGCGCTTTGAGAAAGTCTCGATCATCTTCTCGTTCTGCTTGATGACGTAAGCGAGTTCGAAGTTTGTCATGGGTGGGGGTGTTTGTTTGACTCCTAAATTGTAGCACAAACAATCAGTGACGTCGATAGGTCGGTCCACGACGTACTGGTTGAACAGCGCCTTCAGACGTTCCATCGGTAGACAAAGCCTCATGGCCTGCTTTGCCACGTTCTCCCTGCCTGTGTAAAGAAGTTCCAGGGTTTCCTGGATTGCTTCCTCTAGCTCTCCAACAGTTCTTGGGCCTTGTATAGACTCATCCTTTCTAGCCACTGACATTCCGCCCCGCGTAATTCTAACTCATTGAGCAAGCGAACCTGAGGTGCTCCACTGCGGCGAGCCACCACAAC